GGATTTGAAGTATGGATGGAAACAGTTGCCGATGTAATTGTCGGTGATGCAGACCCAAAAGTCATCCAGCAGGAAGCCTAAGCAGATTATTGGTTGAGTTGGCAATAGCCACACAAATACCAATGAGTGAATGGGTTGATTCAGACGACATTTTGACAGCGATAGAAGTATTGGAGCAGAGGTATGGCAAATGAAACAATCGCCTACAATAAAAAAGACCTGCGCGATATTTATAAGGCTTTCAAACTTATGGACGACCAAGCTACTGATGAAGCACGCCGTCAATCTGCTGCTCTGGCGTATTTTGCATCAGAGGAAATTAAGCAAGCAGCTGGACAAAGAACAAAGGCTGGCAAAGTTGCGCAAAGAGTCGCGGATGGCGTTAGCATCTCTAAATCGAGCAAGATCGGTGAGTTCAGCTACGGTTTTGCCAGACAAAAGTTTTCAGGTGGTGCTACTACACAAACCTTATGGGGTGGTGTTGAGTTTGGTTCAAATAAATTCAAACAGTTCCCTACATATTCTGGACGGTCAGGTCGTGGATCTCGCGGATGGTTCATATATCCAACCCTTCGCAGAATTCAGCCTGAATTGATTAACAAATGGGAACAAAGTTTTGATCGCATTATTAAGGAATGGGTCTAATGGCAACCGGTAATCGCACATTAAAGTTATCAATCCTTGCCGATGTTGATGACTTAAAAAAGAAGTTAGGCGAAGCTGATAAAGCCGTAGAAACTAACTCAAGCAAAATTGGTGAGTTTGGAAAGAAGGCTGCTGCTGCATTTGCGGTCGCTGCTGCTGCTGCCGTTGCCTATGGCACTAAATTAGCCATTGACGGGGTCAAGGCTGCGATAGAAGATGAACAGGCACAACTTAGGTTAGCCAACGCTTTAAGACAGGCCACAGGGGCTACTGATGCCCAAATAAAGGCAACTGAGGACATGATCCTAAAGACATCTTTAGCCACAGGTGTTGCAGACGATAAATTGCGTCCAGCCATGCAGAGATTGGCAGTATCTACAAAATCAACTGAGGAAGCCCAAAAGTTATTAACACTTGCTTTAGATATTAGTGCTGCATCAGGTAAAGATTTAGAAACTGTTGCAAATGCTTTAGGTCGTGCTCAGGATGGAAATGTTACATCTCTTGGCAGATTAGGACTTGGATTAAGCAAGGCTGAATTATCAACATTATCTTTCACTGAAGTTCAGGCCAAATTAGCGGAGTTATATGGTGGGGCAGCAGCTACAAATGCTGAAACCTTTCAAGGAAAAATTGATCGCTTAAAAGTAGGATTTGATGAAGCAAAGGAAAGTTTAGGCGTTGCTTTATTGCCAGCAGTTGAGCAATTTATTACATTTTTAAACGATCAAGGCATTCCAACGCTTAATGCTTTTATTGCAGGATTAACTGGTGATGAAGGGTTAAGTGCTTCACTTACTGAAACTCAAAGAGGTGCTGAAAGTTTTGGAAAAGCAATTGGCGTAGTTAGTGGAATTATTGCAGGATTTATAACATTCCTAAGAGAAGCAATTGGTTTGGTTGTATCACTTGCCAATGAATTAATTAGAGTTGTTAATATAATTCCTGGTGTCAATATAGGGTCAATTCCAAACCCTGCTCCATCAGCTGCTAGATCATCATTACCATCAGTTCCAAGACCAAGCGGTGGCACATATACCACAGGTCAAGGCGTTACAAACATAACTGTTAATGCTATTGATGGCGAAGGTGCTGCAAGGGCTGTTGCTAAGGTTGTCAATGATAGTGCTGCAAGATCAAACCCATATCTTTCAAGAGCAGCCGTTAAGCCATAACTATGAGCGTCTGGACACCAGATTGGAAATTAATTGTCAGTGGGGTTGATTATACTGACATAGCAATTAGCGATATTCAGCATCAGGCTGGTCGTGATGATATTTACTCACAGCCAAATCCATCTTATGTTCAAATAACTTTAGTGGCATTAAATGGTCAAACATTACCTTTTGACATAAATGACAGTTTAGATTTACAGGTCAAAGATACATCAGCATCTTATGTAAGCATATTTGGTGGCGACATTACAGATGTAACTGTTGCGGTCGGTGCGACTGGATCTGTTGCCACAGTTGTCGAATACACAATTATTGCAATGGGATCACTTGCCAGAATAGCCAAAGAAATTTGGAACGATAACATTTCTCAGGATGAAGATGGCGACCAAATCTATGCAATTTTGTCTAGCGTATTGCTTGGCACTTGGAATGATGTGCCATCAGCTACAACATGGGCAACTTATAATGCAACTGAAACTTGGGAAAATGCAGTCAATTTAGGATTAGGCGATATTGATCAACCTGGTCTTTACACAATGACTGCTCAATCAAATGTTACTGACACTATTTACAATGTAGTCGCTGATATTGCTAATTCTGCCTTTGGTTACATTTATGAGGATAATGCAGGAAACATAGGCTATGCAGATGCAGACCACAGGCAAAACTATCTGCTTACAAATGGTTATGTTGATTTAGATGCCGGTCATGCTTTAGGTGCTGGCCTTTCCACAGTTATGCGTTCAGGTGATGTTAGAAATGATATTTACATCAACTATGGCAATAATTTTAACTCACAGGAAACAGCTACAGATCTTGCTTCAATTGCCCTATATGGCTATAAAGCCGAAACCATCAATTCAAGAGTTCAAGGTTCAGTTGATGCTCAAGAAATTGCTGATCGTTATATTGCTCAAAGAGCATACCCATTACCTAAGTTCCAATCGATTACTTTCCCAATCACTAACCCTGAAATTGACAACTCAGATCGAGATGCTTTATTGGGTGTCTTTATGGGAATGCCAGTTTATCTAACTAATCTACCTAATCAAATATCAGGTGGAGAATTTGAAGGATATGTTGAAGGCTGGTCATGGAGCACTCGGTTCAATGAGCTGTTTTTGACAATCAATGTTTCTCCAGTTGCATTCAGCCAAGTGGCGATGCGTTGGAATACCACGCCAATAACAGAGGCTTGGAACACAATAGACCCAAGTTTGACTTGGGAATACGCTACAATAATCTCATAGGAATAGGACAATATGGCAACGACTACCAATTATAACTGGAGCACTCCCGACGATGTTTCGTTGGTTAAGGATGGTGCCAGCGCCATTCGAACACTTGGATCATCTGCTGACACAACAGTTAAAGCATTAAATCCGGGAACTACTGCTGGCGATATTGATTATTACACAACTTCAACCGCTAAAGCGCGAGTTGGAATTGGAACTGCTGGTCAATTATTAAGAGTTAATTCTGGTGCAACCGCTCCAGAGTGGGCAACTATTTCCACAGGTGGTTTGACTTTAATTTCCACAACAACTTTATCAGGTGCAACAACTACACTTTCATCTATTCCGCAAACCTATGTTTCTTTATATTTAGTTGTTACTGGAGTTACTGGTAATACAGGTAACGCTCAAGTAAGAATTTTGCCAAACAATGTTACCAATTTAACCGCTTATAGTTTTGTTGAAAATGGTGCTGCTAATGCTACTTCTACTTCCCAATTGCGATTAAGCGATGCCTCTACGCTTCGCACAAGTGCAGATAATGCTTGGGCAGTTGAAATTCACAATTACACTTCATCCACAACTTTCAAACCTTTTAGCGCCTCAGGTTATTTTCTTAACTCATCATCAGCGAATGCGCCTATGTTCTCTGGTGGAGCTTTTCGTTCAAATACTGCCATAACTTCACTTGTGCTTGATTATGGCGGCACAAATACTTTTGCAGGTGGAACTGTCCTACTTTACGGAGTAAAATAATGACTAAATCAATAAGACCTTTAGTAAGAATTCACGATCTTGCAATTGATGAAATAATTGATCGAGAAATGAATGATGCTGAGTTTGCTCAATATGAAACAAATAAAGCAGAACAGATAGCAGCAAAAGCCGAAGCCGAAGCAAAAGAAGCAGCACGCCAAGCAATACTTGATCGTTTAGGTTTAACTGCTGATGAACTTAAAACAATACTTGGCTAATGAAGCCTTGGTTATCTAAAGCTGCTGAAACTTTTAGGGATCAGGTAAATGACTGCTTCCCTGATCGCAAGCGCACAGCTGATGGATGGATTGGTGATGCTCGCCATTCAGCCAGA